TCTTTACTCTAGGATCATTAAAGTTTGGTTTATACATCTTCTTCTTCCATCAAACCCCAATAACCACATTCAATTAAACTGGTAAGCACACCCCATACCAAACGCTGTGCATTTTTATAATGGCGTGTTCCGTATGTGTGTTTTAGGATGTATGGAAAACTTCTATGTTCTAGATTGTAATTAACTTGCCACTGTTCAAACTCATCAAATTTGCGGTGAGCACTAACACGTAGATTCTTAGGTAGTTCCCAAAAACCAGCTGATGCAAAGTCTTTAAGATCTTCCCAATCTGATTCAGTTAGTTGATCACGTACTATATGAAGGGTGCGGGTTTTAGTGAATTTTCCTTCCCAATAGTCTGGGCGTACTTCTTCACACTTATAATTTTCTAGAAATATTTGTATTGCTGGATTTAGCATGTTACTCTCCTTGTTAAAATATAATATTATTATTACATTACTATTTACCATTATAACATAAAAAAGCTATCTGTCAACCTTTGTAATAGTGTAGTACTTCTTTTGGTTAGCCATTAAAAAACCCAATGCATTTCTACACTGGGCTTTGTTTTAATTAGATACGTTATACCAAGTAATGGGCAGATTATCTGCTATGTTACAGTATCTTAGGAGAGTACGTAATTTTGGAGTACGTCCATGAGAACGTAGTGACCCTGGTATAACTAGCAAGTTAACAGTATAAAGTTGTGACACCTGTTAGAGACACAATGTAGCGTATGAGCAATATAGGTTATTAACTTGTTATATGTATTTATACACTAAGATTCACCTTCTGTCAACCTTTGTTCAGCTTTACGTTTTAAGTATTTCTTTTTGTGGTAAATTACGTTTGCGCCACTGCAACCTAGCTTTCTACTAATGCTTGCTATTGTAGCACCTTCTGCTAACCACTTCATAATATCTTCTTGCAATTCAGTGCTTTGTTGCATCACACCATCTTCACTTGTGCCAAGTTTTGAATAGCCGTTTGCTGCTACAAACTTTTTAATTTTGCGTGTTTTAACATCACCTGCTGAGCACCAGCCTTCATTGTCTAGCTTTGGGCGTTTAGGTAAATCATGTGCATCAAGCCAATCATTTATACACAATGCATCTGTTGCAATGATTACACAATTGTGATATCTTTTGGCAACTACATAAGTGCCTGGTGGTGTCATTATACAATTTGGTACAACTACAAAATGCACTAACTTTAGGAAGTCAACTTGTTTGAAGTTACGTTTAAAAATGTTTCTTATTTCTGAAATTTTCAGTTCTTGGGGGTTTCTTGCCATTACTATGTCCTTGTTATTTTAACACTATATATAGTCCTTGTTGAGCGTCTAAGACACCTAACTTGACTACATGTAGTTAGTATGTACCACCGTCTACTAATGTTGCTACAATGTCTGCATTTTCCCATTGAAGAGAAGTACTGTTATATTGCAAACTTTGTCCATTTGATACGGCAGTAATTGTTACATCAGTTAAGTCTTCTAAGTCAATTTCTGTAACATCACCTGCAGCAGTGTTTTCCCATTGAAGGGTAGTGGTGTTGTATTTTAATATTTGATTGTCTTGTACATTTGAAACTTTTACATCACTTAATTTATTAAGATTAATTTGACCTTCAATGTCTTGTCCACTTGGAGTATACTGGTGTAGCGTTCCTGAACCTAGTGTAATTTTACTCATTTATAACTCCAATGCGCTGTTGTATGTAGTGGCAACCATTTCAACTGTATTGTCTTCAGTTAGTTTAAGTTCCTGTACACGGAAAAACTCTTGTGTTTGTCCTGCACCTGTGCCCCAACCAAAGTCATCATGTCTTACTTCAATTACATCACCACTTTTAAGTAATAGAGCAGTGTGTGCGGCTGTGAAGTTAATTTGATATTGATCTCTGCTGGTGTTTGCCATTTGTGTAATTAGGTCTGTAACATAATCAGCATCAGTGATCATTGTATAATCTTCTTGTGCTTCTAATATACTACCATTGTCTTCAAGTATGAATTGGTCACTTTTAAACAATACTAAATCATCATTCCACTTTTTAGCTTGGTTGTTGAACAATCCAGTTACTTTGTTTAGTCTGCCTGACTTGGTTGGAAGCCCCAATCCAATCTCACCTAGTATTGTGCTTTTATCAAATATTTTACTAGCTGGTAAATTAAGTTGTTCATCTTTCTTTCCAATGCGGAATTGATAAAAGCCATCAACAAATAATGTCATGCCATTACATGTTTCCATTATCTCACCAATGTTGTCAAACAATTGTTTTTCTGTTTGTAAGAATCCATTTAATGGATACCCACTGCCACCACGTGCGGCATTACAATCTATTTTAGCTTGTTGAAAACTTGCTAAGTTAATGTTTGTTCCAGCTACCCAAGTTTCATCTTCTGTTCTGTCAAGTCCCTTGCCATAGTATTGACTAATTAAATAATCATACATAATGTCTGCAGGATTTTGATCTGCACCAACTGTGTAATTACCTGCTGTCATATCTGCAAGTGTATCACCATTTACCAGTGTGCTTACATCTAATATCTTTTTACCAACTAGTGTTGCAGTGAATGTTGGTAACTGTCCACCAAACTTTTCAGTAGCAATCATTCTAAATGCCAAATAACTAACATCACGTAATACAGCCAAGGCACCCCAATTACCTACACTAACACTTCCACTAATAGTGGTATCATATGTTTGAGTTGATGTACCAGGATACCAAGCAATATACATGTCTGCACCAGAGTATTGTGTTCCAGTCATAAAGTTTTCTAATTGATATCCACCACTGGCTAATGCTGATTTGGTTCCATTAACAGCACTATCCCAAACAACTGTATCATTAAACCATAGCTGTTCAATATCACCAACTTCACCTTCACATAAAGCAAGTATCATGTTTAAAAATTCTGTGTTTTCTACTATTGTTTTATCTGGATCTTCTGGTGGTGCGTCTGGATCAGGAATAGTGTTTTGCACATTACCTGCGCCATCACTTGCTTCAATATAAGCTCTGGTTCCGCCCATGCGTTGTCTGCCGTACACTGGATAGATTGGATCATTGTTTGATTGCTTGTTGACCATAACATTACTACGGCCCGCTCTTGCTTGTGCTTCTGCTTTCTTTTGGGCTTTGCGTTGCTGACTGTGTTGGAATACTGCTCCTATCACTTTAGCAAATAGTTTCATTATTTGACCTTTACTCATGCGTGTGATGTCTCCATATACTGTAAGGTGAAGTTGGTGCTGTTAAAGGATATCTTTGCATTCTAAATTTTCCATCTACGTTTGTCCAAGCCAAGTTGTTGCAAACAATATATCCACTTGGATATAATTCTGTTTCTACTATAACAATATCACCGTCTGATGGGGTGTCTACTTGTTTGTAACCTTGAGCTGGCAACCATTCTTCAGTTATTTTAAATTTACGGGCAGTCCTAATGGCACCCGTCTTGTTAGTGTATTTATTGTATATTGACTTCAGGGTTTCTGTGCCATGCATATAGTCATGATATTCCATAAAAAGTGTGCAACAATCATTTCTGCCACGCACATATTTTTGGTTAAGTTTTTCACCTATCCATAGTCCTACTTTTAGTTGAACTTCATTACTCATCTAAACGCCATACAATTTCTTTTTGAACATCAACTGCATATTCAAATCCAACATCAACAGGAAAGAATTCCTGTTGACTTGTGGTGTTTGTGTAGCGTGTGCTTACTCTATCAAAGTCTGTCCAGTGACTACTAATGTCAACACTTATTTGTGTTTGGTCACCTTCAGCTACAAAGGTTACATTGATAGCATCAATATATCCCTTAAACAATACAATTTGATGTGCAACTGCATTGTTTTCCATAAACGCACGGTAAATTGTAACTGGTTTATCAATGTATTCAATTTCTTGTACTTGAATCATTGCAGGCACATCATCATCATTTACTGGAACAATACCAGCAATGCCTATGTTTAGTTTGTCAATACTAAACACTGCATTGTCAACGTATTCACTAATACTAAGCAACCCACCTGCGGCTTTATAAGTGTTGCCATCTGTTAATGTTATGTTATACGGTGCTTGTGTCATGTAGTACATATTGTTTACATCAATTTGTATTGCTACACAATCAAAGTATTGTATAGTTTTTTTGGCTACTATATCTGCAAGTGAGTTACTCATTTGTTATTTCCACCCATCTAAATCAAATTTGACACTTACATAATAATATCCATTTACATCAACTGAGTATTCAAATGCATCACTAGCCATTGTAACAACTACATGTGATGGATCTTTGTAAAGTTTATCACTTTGTAATACTCCTTGACGTAGTGGATATGGCAGTCTAACTTTAGCTTCACCAAACACGTTTGATGTAGCATTACTTAATGCAGAATGTATAGAACCATTTTGGTTTTCACTACTAATAAACACCTCACCTGGACGGAACGCATTAGCATCATCACTTGTAAGTCCTTCAACAAATAGTAATGTATCACCAGGTTCAGCTGATTCAATAAAGATTGCTTCAGTTGCACTAAGAGAATCTTTCCAATCTCTCCACAATATAGGTTCACCATCTTTGTTTTGTAAGTTGAAGTAAAATGGTGTAGCTTGTCCGTGTGCCGCTTGTGCAATTCCACTAAAGACTGAGAAGTCATCTGCTGTCATTGGTGGGTATTCTACGTCAAGTACCCATTTAGTAAATCCACTACTACGTGCATACTTGAAACCATTTTGGCTGTTGTTTACAATAGTAGGTTGCGCATAAGCAATTGTAGCACTAGCTGGTGTAATATGATCTGGCCATTGCTTTAGTCCGTCAGCATATCCATCTGATAACCATTCATCATGTGTGTTATACACATCTTGTAGTTCAGCTGGTGTTACAACTGGTGGAACATATGTGTCTGGAAGTGATTGAATAGACCATACCATGTCTGTGCCATTGTTGTATCTACCTGTTTCAGTTGCCGCTCCAACACTTGCAAGGCGTCCGTTTGCATCTACGTTTATTGAGTAATCAGCAGCTATCTGGTCTGCAAAATCACTTAGTTCACTTTCAGCAATTGCTCCGGCTTCCCACCATGTGCTCCAATCAACTTCAGCGCCAAATTGTGTAATATTGTTAGTATCTTTGTAGCTGTAAATTTTATTGCCTGGTAATACTATATCATACCCTGTAATTTTATATGGGTTTGGCTGACTAGGTCCTAGTGAAACTGTACCTGTTGTTGAATCAGTTAATCCAGCAAGACCAACTGTTGCTGTTCCGCCTCCAGTGTAGATACTGCTCATGTTTGATGCATTAGTGCCTTTTGGATTGTTTGGTTGTGAAGTTTGATAATACACACTACCAAATAACCAAGGTTTAACTGACATGCTATCCATGTGCCAAGAATATCTTTTAAATGTAACATCACCCATGTTTGTTGATGCTAGTGTAACAGGATTAAATGTTTCATCAGTTATACTTGTTGCTGTTGTTGCATCACCAGCTGAGTTACCTATGAATGGAACTGATCTTAAATCTGCAGAGTATGTAAGTTGAAAATCTGCTTCTGGTGTTACTACATCATACACTGGATCTGTAATAGCTTGTGGTGCTTGTGTAGCAATGTTTTCAGCTAACAATTTCCAACCATTACCACTTTGATTTAAGAAAGGGTCATTTCCTTTCATTAACCAAACACCACTGTTGGTGCCTGGAGGTGTTCCGCCTGGGATATTAGCTTCAACATAGTTATCAAGTATGCCTTCTTTTATCCCAACAATATCATTGAACCTTTCATTATTTGGTGTGCCATTTTCATATAGTCTAATTAAGAACCATTCTTCAGCTTCAACCCATGTGCTTGTTTTGTTACTACCATAATAATCATCAATGTCAAAGAACCAACCGTTGCTACCTTGTATAGCATCAGTTTCCCATATATCATCTGATGTTGTTATCCAACTTCCAGAATTATGATTTTTAACCATTATGTATTTTACACTATTTTGACCTTCAATGATATCACCAGTATTGAAATACTCATAATATGGGTTATTGCCTGTAATACCATCATCTACTGTAACAGTTATGCGCTTGGTATCACTTAGTGTAGTATCATTTGTACGCCATGAACGTATCTCAGGTAAATTGCTAATTGTATATTTTGCAAGTTTTGGAATAGTAAATTTGTCTACTGTTGTTATTGTAGAGCCATTGGCAAAGTATCCAGTTCCGCCTCTTTTAGTACCAGTGTTTGTAGCATCAGCTGATATACGTACATTTTGATAATAGTTTGAATAATATTCCCAACCTTCATTGTAATCACGGTAACCAGCAGTGCTAGTTGATGACTCTGGTAGTGTGTTAATAGGACAGCTAAAGCCAAATATATCTATAAAGTTAACACCAGTGACTTCTGTAGCTCTTGTATTAACGTTTGGAAATTGTTGAATACCAGCACTATTTTCAATCATTGAGGTTAACGTGCCTGGCAGTGTGTATACACTTCTAATTGTATCAGTTGCTGGAGCTGTAACTCCAGTGTCCCATCCATCAGTTTGCATAAACAACCATTCAGCAGTTCCTAGTGTAATAGGAACTTTAATACCAACTACTGATCCAGGAGATTTGTCTGCTTGGAAAACACCATATTGTTGATATGTTTTAAATAGATATGGAGTATAATCAGCATATGTTCCAGAGCCGCTGTATGTATAACCTTCATCTGTTGTGTTGTAAGTAATTGTACTTGAGTCATCTAAATTAGTTCCAAACAATCCATCCCAATTAACAAATTGATATAGTTTTTTACCATTGAGTGTGTAAAAATTAGTTCCATCATTTAATGTTTGAATTTGGATTGGACCAGTGTTTGTAGGAGTTGTACTATTATTAATTGAACCTCCTGCTACAAACTTAACTAAATCAAATGGCAATGATGAAACGCCATTTACTATTGCAATTTGGCCTATGTCTAAATCTAGCGCAGTATAATCATCAAGTGTAAATGATCCGTAATAAGCATTAGTTGGATCATTCAATACAATATTGTTTCCATCATCTTGGACTACACTAGTGTAAACTCTATTGTTTGATGTACTTGCTTCTGGGAAAAAGCCAAGTGGTGAAGTGTTAACCATTTCATCAATGTTGACTTTATCAAACTGTTGTATAACTGGTGTTATCTTGGTGTTGTCTGTATAAAGAACACCATCTGTTCCCCAGACATACGGAGTATCTACTGCTAAGTCACTAATGATATCTACAACTGTAGCATTGTCTGTTGTATTTCTAAACTTTATTGCAATGTCTTTTGTTGGATAACTTCCGTTTTGAGCAGCTATTCTATATTTGGCATTGTCATATACTAATTCATAATCTACATCATGTGATAGATCA